GTTTCGCAATTACAGTCATGAGTGATGGCTACCCGTTCGGGAAACTCTTGCCCTTCTCGTAGGCGTGACTGTCAGCACTCTGCAACTTTGAAGCCGAAGCAGATGTTTAATCCAGCCCAAGAGGGATGGCTGGAACCATTTAGTCGCTCGTGCGTCCGATGTTTCAGGTGGCGCAGAAGGTACACGGTCGTTATTTGACGACAGAGGGAATATAGAGCATCGTAGTGAAAACGTCAACGTGTATGGATGAAAAAAATCAAGAAATTATCGAAAAGGTCTTAGCCTATAAGCTGGAGGAACATCCTACGCTTCCGTCGCCGAATAAGCGGCAGCGTATGGAGATGATCGAGAACATTGGCCCAGAGAAGGTACTCGACCTGTTCTTGATGCGGGAGAACAAGATTAAGGCGGAACTGAACGACCCCATGCGGTATGGCCATGAGCTGCCGCACTGGCCGGATGCGGATAAGCTGCTAGGCCGCTACAATGAACTGGTCGTCCTTGGCGGAAACAGAAGTGGCAAGACTGAATTTGCCGCCAAGCGTATGGCCCAAGCTTTCATTGGCACTGACCTCAATGGACAGGCGCCGGACTGGGTAAAGGAGCGCCACGGTAAACGGAACATCCGCATCTGGTGCCTGCACACCACCCACATGACCAGCGTCTCCGCCCAGCAGAACGTCTTCTACAAGTACCTGCCGCCTGAGATACGCAACATTAAGCGCACTAACCATACGCAGATCAGCTTTAGCCAAAAGAACGGGTTCAGCGACAATACGGCTGTGTACATGGGCAACCAGATCTGGTTCCTTAACTACGCCCAGGACATTAAAGTCGTCGAAGGTGGCGAAGTGGACTACGTCTGGTGCGATGAACTTGTCCCGCAGAACTGGCTCGAGACACTTCGCTACCGTCTTGTGACTCGGTCCGGCAAGCTCATCGTCACCTTTACGCCGGTGCAAGGCTACACCCAGGTTGTGAAGGAGTACATCAACAGTGCCAAGGTTACGGCTACCCGCAAATCTCCATTGTTACCCAATAACAATGTTCTAACGGTTCCAAGGGGCGAGATGCCCTACCAAGCTGAGAACCTCTACGGACGACACGCCTGCATCTGGTATCATACCGAATTAAACCCGTATAACAACTGGGAGCGCATGAAACAGGAGCTTTCGGGGCGCTCCAGCCACGACATCAAGATCCGCGCTTATGGTTGGGCAGATCAGACGGCTGGCTCCGAGTTTCCGATGTTCGGTGACCATAACCTATGGAAAGGTGACGCTGAAGAGGTCATCCCCGAGGGCAGCAACTACATGGCGATTGATCCAGCAGGAGCGCGTAACTGGTTTATGCTTTGGGCTAGGGTAGACAAGCACGGTATACTGTGGGTCTACCGTGAATGGCCCGATCAAAGCTACGGGGAATGGGCCTTGCCGAGTGACAAGCCCGACGGTCGAGCTGGCCCGGCACAGAAGGCGGGTGCTGGCCGTGGAGTCAACGAGTACACCGAGCTTATCTGGAGCCTCGAGACTGCCGGGGACAAGCGTGAGATGATCGTGGACCGTTGGATTGACCCAAGAACAGCTGGAACCGAGACAATCACTAAAGACGGTGGTGTCACCGTGCTTGATTTACTTAGTCAGGCTGATAATCCGCTCATATTTACGCCTGCCGCAGCTCTGCCAATTGAGGAGCGCGTGCTCTTAATTAATGATCTTTTGTCATGGGACAGAGAAAAACCAATGGAAAAAGGAGTAAACCATCCAAAACTGATGATACATGAGTCTTGTCAGAACTTAATTTACAGTTTAAAGGAATGGACTGGACAAGATGGACAAAAAGGTGCTAGTAAAGATCCTATCGACGCTTTAGGCTATATGGTTGTCATGCAGCCAGCCTATTTTGGCGGCTTAGATTGGGAAAAGCAATCTAAACGAATGTCTATGACAGGAAGTTATTAACATGATCTCACCAGTTGACCCTTTAGCTATTGCTTCTGATACGCCTGACATCGGCGAGCTATTGAGCGAGTACAATCGCTCGATGATTAACTCGTCGCAGGGTAACTTGGTGACGAAGTTTGATAACATCCGTTTTGCTCGGTGGGCAGGACAGACTGATGACGGCAAAAAGCACAGCACTGCGCGTCCCGAGGGTAGTCCGGCATGGCCATTTGAAGGTGCAAGCGACGTTCGCAACAGGCTTATCGACTCTTCCTGTAATGAGTTGTCGGCCTTGCTCGTCACAGCGTTCCAGCGTGCAACCATCCGGGCATCTGGCGTGACGCTTGACGATGCGCCGGTGAGCGGCATTGCAACGAACCTTTTGCACTGGATTCGCGACAGCAAGATGCCGCAGGAGCTTCGTAAAGAGGCCGAGCTTGGGGCGCAGTACGCTTTGCAGTACGGATGGAGCGCGTTCTTTGTAGGTTGGCAACAGAACATCAGTAAGCGTACACAGGAGATTACCGCTGAAGAACTTTTCCAGATGGCTGCGCAGGCACAGGGATCTGTGTTGGCCGAGTTGCCACAGATGATCTTGGACGCTCCAGATCAAGCTGCTGCGATACTTCAAGCTGCGATCCCCGATCTGGATGCGGCGAATGCGAAGCGAATGGTCAACGAGATGGCTACGACCGGCGTAGCGACGTATGACCAAGAGTATGTCAGCCGCAATCTTCCTGAGATCGTTGCGCTCAAGCCCTGGGATGAAATCATCGTCCCGCCGGAGACGGCTGACTTACAGCGATCACGGGTCATCTATCGTAGGACATGGATGTCCGAGGTTGAGTTGCGCGAGAAGATCACCACAGAAGGCTGGGATCCAGATTGGGTTGAACGTGCGCTTCAGCAGATCGGCAAGAGCAGCACCTTCTACAACATCAACCTGCTCCCAACAACAACCATGTTGGTTTACAACGGCGTAAACTACATGAACATGGTGGAGGTTGTTTATGCTTATACGAAGAGTCTCGACGGAAAAGCTCCCGCCATCTACTTCACCGTTTTTTGTCCGCAAGCTGCGTCCAATCGAAAAGAAGATGCAGCCTCGTGGGCTATCCATCAGCGACTTGATTACGCTCACGGCGAATACCCGTTTGTTGAATTCCGTCGTGAACAGTTGCGCCGCGCTATTACTGATACTCGTGGTATACCCGAGTTGGCTAGCACTGATCAAGACGAAGTCAAAGCCCAGCACGATTCGATCCGGGATCATACTGCCTTCTCGACTCTACCTCCCATCAAAGTCGTCAAACGAATTGGTGCCATCAACAAGGTGGGCCCAGGAGTACAGTTGCCTGTCGTAAGCCCTACGGACTACAGCTTCATGGAGCCGCCTGCGCGTGAACCCACGGTGGCGTTTAAGCTCATTGAGCGCGTGGAAGCCAATCACGCTGCGTACTTCGGCACGCTTAATGCGCTTGTGCCGCCGGCCAAGACGCAGATGTTGCAGCAGTTGCTCGTCAATAGCTGGCTCTTAAGCTGGCGTAACATCTACCGGCAGATGTTTGCGTTGTGCTGCCAGTACATGAGCCCGGAAGAGATCCTGCGTGTAACCGGTGGGCAGTTGCCGCAGAGCTTGTCTGAGATACACAACGAGTTCGACCTTAACGTCCGCTTTGACGTGATGGACATGGACAAGGAGTACATCGCGCAGAAGATCGATTTTCTTACGAAGGTTGCCCAACTCGACACGGGCGGCGTGCTTAACAGAACGCGCCTCACTGAGATGATGATCCAAGCTATCGCGCCTGAAATGGCAAGCGAGCTTATCGTCAACCAACAGCAGGCCAGCGTGCAAATGTTCAAGGACGTGCAGAGTGACATCGGCATGATGCTCCTTGGCAACGAGGCGTTGTACCAAGAGAACGACCCAGCTGCACAGACCAAGCTGCAATACGCGCAGCAGGTGCTGCAGTCTAACCCAAAAGCGCAGGCTGCATTGCAGCAGGATGAGAACTTCAAGGCGCTGTTTGAGAACTACGTTAAGAGCCTGCAAATGTCAGTTATGCAGCAGCAAAACGCGCAGATTGGCCGGATTGGTGTAACTCCAGTATCTCAACAATGACGGAAAATCAAAAGGATGCCTTTGGCTTTTCAGGGAAGAACAATACTTGGAGCGAAGTGCTTAAAGTTATCGAGCAGTTGCAAGAACAGCACTGGATGATGGCTATAAGTAAAGACTGCAAGGGAGAAGATAGAATACATTCAGCAGGTCAAGCTGATGGGATTAATCTTACTTTGAGCACGCTCATTGAATTAAGAAAGCAAGCAAGAGAATTAAATGGCTTGACTAATAACGAAGATTTGGCATAACGCCACTAGCGGGCTAACCAGCGTTACTGGTTTGATTATATAAAGGACTTGCTACCTACTAGCATGAACGAAACACAATCACAGCCTGACGCCGGGAGTCAGGAGGCA